CACATCGCTGGAAAAGGCCAACGTCAGCCAGAAAGAAATGACGTTCTACATGGAAGCCATCGCCAACGACTCAACGGCGCTGGTCCCACTGCTGCGCAACAACGGCAAAGCGTTCGATGAGCTTGGCGCTGCTGCCGAATCCGCTGGTGTTGTTCTCGACACGCAGACCATTGCAGCCGCTGCACAGTTCTCAACAGAGCTGACCAAGGTTGAACAGTACCTGGGTTCAGCCAAAGTCGCTCTTGCTGCCGAGTTCATGCCGGTGTTGGCGCAGTTCGCCAAAGACCTTACCGACTCGACTGAAAAGGCTGGCGGGCTTGGCAAAGCGGTGCACGGCGCAGCGGGCGATATCGTTGCAGCCGGGGCGACCGTGGCCAACATCGGTGACGTGATTGCGCGTACGTTCAACGTAACGGCCAACTACTTGGTTGGGATGTTCGCAACCGCTGCTGGCCACATCCAGAATTTGACGGCACAGGTCAACGCCGGTCTGTCACTGATTACGATTGGCGATGCTGCTGCCGAGTTCAAGAAGGACTCCGAAAGCTTGGCCAATGATGCACGCATCAATTTTGGCGTTGCATCGCAGGCCGCACAGGCCATCGTCGACGACTTCAATACACCGCTGGCTGGCAACCGCCTCAAGGAATACGTGGCGCAGGCCCAGCAAGCCGCCGCACAACTAAAGACAATCAACAACACCACGCCAGGTACAGGTTCTGGTGTTGACCCTGTCGCCATCAAGGCGAGTGAGGATGCCGCAAAGGAGGCCGCGCGCGCTGCTGAAGCTGCTGCGAAGAAAATCGATGACGCGTTCAAGTCGACCGAGACGGATTACAAGCGTCAGATTGAACTGATCAACACCACGACGGATGCGACGAAAAACGCCACCGAAGTGCAGAAGCTGGCGTTTGAAATCCAGTCGGGCAAGTTGGTTGGCATCAACGCGTTGCAGCAGGAACGTTTGAACGCCCTGGCTGCTGAGCTTGATGCACTGGAGAAAGTGAAGAAGGCGACCGAGGATAATGCCAAAGCTGCAACATTTGCTGCCAACCTGGCTGCGGAAAACCAGACAGTACGTGGCGGCTTTGCCAGCGAACTCGCCGGGGCTGGCAGCGGCGACAAACTGCGCGAGCGCCTGAAAGCCGACCTGGCTATTCAGCAGGAATACAACGAGAAAGCCGCCGACCTTCAGAAGCAGTTGAACGCCGGGGACATTCAAAAAGACCTGTACGACAAACAGACCACGCTGCTGGAAGATGCGCTGCGCGAGCGCCTGTCACTTCAACACGACTATTACGAACAGCTTGACGCCGCGCAGAACAACTGGATTGACGGCGTTACCAGCGCGTTTGAGAACTACCGTGATACCGCGACCGACTATCAGCAGCAGGCGGCGGACGCGACAAGCTCGATCCTCGGCGACACCACAAGCGGCTTGAGCGACAGCCTTGAAGGTTTGGCGCTCAAGACAATGACGCTCGGGGAAGCAGTTCTCAACCTCGGTGCAACGTTGGCGCGGTCTGTGCTCAGCGCGATTACCGATATCGCGGCACAGTGGTTAGTCACGCAGGCGTTGCAGCTTGCAGGTATCTCGGCAATCACAACCGCTACCGTCGCTTCTGAGGCGACCAAGACAGCCGCCAAGGTCACGGCTGACGCTACCATGACCGCTTCGTCGCTAACAGCCACCACGACCACCACAGGCGCGCAGGTCGCAGCCGCTGGCACGACCTTGTCGGCCTGGCTGCCTGCCGCCCTGGTTGCGTCCATTGGCTCGTTCGGTGCGGCTGCTGTTGTGGGTGGCGCCGCACTGATTGCGGCTTTTGCGCTGATCAAGGGTTTCGAGACTGGTGGGTATACCGGTGACGGTCCTTCGAACGCACCAGCAGGCGTGGTGCACAAAGGTGAATTCGTATTCACCAAGGCCCAAACGGCAGCTATTGGTGTCGACAGGCTCAAGGCATTTGCCGGTGGGTATGAGGATGGTGGGCTTGTTACAGGCATTCCAATGTCAGCGGGCGAGCGCGTGACTAACCCTTCGGCAGCGGGTAAGCTTGACAGAGCCTTGGCGGACTCGCGCAATGATCGAGGCTTGACGGTGAACCTTGTCGAAGATGCTTCCAAGGCTGGGCGTCAGGAACGCCGCACAGGTCAGAATGGGGACGAACAATTGGACATTTTTGTCGCAGACCTGCTTGGTGATGGTAAGACCGCAGAAGCGTTTCAGCGGAAATACGGCTTGAATACGGTGGGTCGCTGATGGCTATTCCCCGCTATCCCGACGGGCTACCGCTACCGCTTCGTGAGAACTATAAGCGCGAGCCGGTCAACAACATCCGTAGTACGCCCATGGACAGTGGGCGTTCCCGGCAGCGCATCGAGTTTCGCAACGTTCCAGACATGATCGAATTGAGCTGGATATTCACCGCGCCTCAAGCGACATTGTTCGAGGCTTGGGCCGCGCAAGTTGTTGGCGCTGGCTGGTTTATTATGCCGTTGCTGAGCCCGATGGGCTTTGACGATGAGGAAGTGCGGTTTAAAACAACACCCGTTGGTGGCGAACTGACCGGGCGCTATTTATGGCGCTACAGTGTAATTTGTGAATCAAGGAAACGTCCATTGCTCGAACCAGGATGGGCAGAGATACTGCCCGAATACATTTTGCACGCGGATATCTTTGATATTGCAATGAACCAGAAATGGCCGCTAAACCCGTGGCAATTATACATTGAAACTTTTGATGAAACTATTAACGAGGACTGGCCGAAACCATGACCTACAATACTGGCAATCCCGGCCCGTCAATTGATCCGCGCGACCTTGACGACAACGCCGAGGCGTTTGATCGCTTCTTACAAAGTAACGCCGCATCAGAGCCTGATCGTCTCGGGCAGCTTCGCAAGACCTGGGCGCAAATGGAACGTGACGCCAACGCTCTTGTAAGCCCTAACGTTTCAGCGCTTGCCGCTGCTGTTGCCGCTACCAACAAAGGCGTGTTTTTCAGCTCGGCCAGCCCTGTGGCGATGTCAACCTACGACCTCAGCGCTTTTGTGCGTGGCGTCTCAGGCAGCGCAGACGAGGCAGCGTTTCGCACAGGTATCGCCGCCGCCAAATCGGGGGCAAACAGCGACATCACGTCCATCGCTGGTTTAACTACCATGCTCGCCGTGACCCAAGGCGGTACCGGGGGCAATGATGCGGCGAGCGCACGCACCGGCATTGGTGCGGCAAAGTCTGGCGCTAACGTGGACATCACATCGCTGGGCGGGCTCACCGCCGCTCTGTCAATCGCACAGGGGGGTACAGGCGCCACAACTGCTGCTGCTGCGCTTAGCGCTTTGGGTGCGCAAACAGCATGGGCGAACGTACCGCTTTCGAACGGGTGGGCGATCACCGCAAGCCGCCGCGCTGTATACCGGAAAATTCTCGGCCAGGTGCAATTGCAGTTTAACGTTGCAGGCGGCACGGCAACCGACGGCACAATCGTCGGGACATTGCCTGCTGGGTTCAGGCCGATATCTCAAATTGGCGTAGCGATCGTGGCAGCGCCAAACGTTGCCGTCACGGCAGGCGTTACAGTGCCCCGCGTGATCATCGATACAGACGGTACCATCAAGTGTCAGAATTGCAGTTCTGCAAACGGTATCGCCTTCGACCTTCTTATGCCTCTGGACTGAGTGTAAAAATATGACCAATACCTACAACACGCTCAATCCTTTAGGGTCTACTAACCCGAAAGACCTTTCCGATAACACCTCTAATCTTGATGAGGCGATGAACCTCCTTGGCCCTGCATTTTATGACCGATTCAAGCGGCGTCGTGAAACATGGGCGGGATTTGAAACACGGTTCAACACCTCAATAACCAACTGGGACGCTGAGTTTCAAGCCTTCTTGGCGGCATCTGGTTTTGAGCCGCTGCATCTTGTTTATGTTGATGGTTCACCGCTCACGGTTGACCGCCCTACGCAGCTTATTGACCGTGCAGGGCTTAGCTATCGCATTAAACTGCCTTCAGCGTTTCCCGTCACTCTGACCGGAACGTGGGCAACTGACTTGCCACAGCTTGTAGACATCGCCGACGCCGGTTTTAAAAGTGATCTGGCTTCTACGGATCTGTCAAAGGGCGCATCACTTGTAGGGCGCGCACTGATCGTCGTCAACAGCATTGCGGAACTGTTGACGTTCACCCCGACGACTGATGGCGTTGCTGTCTACGTTAAAGGCTTTTACGCAGCAACACCAGGCCTAGGGGAAGGCGTTCTGGTGTGGCAGGCGGGGTCATCCTTGGCGGTAGACGGCGGCACAGTATTCAAGCCTACGGCAGTCGTCGGCAACGGGCGATTTGTCCGCCCAATGGGCGAGTTCCGGTTTGAGGACTTCGGCTGCATTGGTGACGACTCGACCGACAATACTGCGAATTTGAATGCTGCATTCGCCGCACCGCGTGCAGTAAAACTCACATCCCAAATGGGTCGTCTCGCTCGCTACCGTCACAGCGGTACGGTCAACATTACCAAGCCTGTCGAGTTCAATAGTGGTCACGCTGAGTTTGTGTTGAACGATCCGTCAGGGCTACTCGACAACTTCCGTGTGGGCGATAACGTTACGCAGATCAACGCGGTCAACTGGGTGCATAACACCATTTCACGCGTCCAGCCTGGCGGCGTTGGCACCTGCGGTATTCGACTGTACTACAGTGGGGTTTGCAAGTTTTACGAAAGCCGCATCTACGGCAACAACAAGATTCAGAACGGCATACTCATCAGTCGCGGGATCATCAACGATTTCGTGGGCATGTACATCGACAACTGTATTAACTACGGCGTGTTCATCAACGGGACTAACTCTGGTGATGGACGATCTATCGACCAGTCTTTCTACCGTAACCGGATTGAAGGTGGCGTCAGCGCTATTGTGACCAGCGACTTTACAGAAGGTCTGTTTGGTCGGCACAACATCATTTTTAACACCAGCGGCCATGGCGTAGTATTCGACGCAACTACTCCGGCAAATGCTGGCGCGTCCTTCAAATGGCAGGATAACGATTGCGATACTTGCGGATTGTCCGGCGTATATATCGACAAGATCAAAGCCTTTCTGATTGGCGGTAACTGGTTCTCCAATAACTCGGGGACCGAGGCAACTGGGATCACTGTCGGGGCCTTAGCTGACGGCGGACTCATCGACGGCAACCTTTCCATCGGTAAAGCCGGTTGCCGCAACATGAAAATTGAAGGCGCCAATATCACATTCGGCGGTGCTAACCGATTGGTGGTCGGCACTGACGGCGTTTACTTGGCCAGCACCGCTGTTAACTTCACCATGTCCGGCGCAAGCGTCGGCTACATGTCGGGTTACGCAGTGAATGCGTTCAACTTGCCAGACGGCATGCTCATCGACTCTTCAAACCGCTTTAACAACATCGGTCAAGCGCAACCGGTCGGCCTGCCAAACTCACAGCTAGGCTCTTACTCGGTGCAACCGTTTGGCGGCTACAACACCGTGGCCACCTACGACCCGCCGTCTTTGGCAGCAGGGGCGATTATTACAACTATCGTGCCGCTGGCGTCCGCGCAGTTTGGAGACTACGTTGATGTTTCTTTCAGTGTTGCGACAAACGGCGTCAAGCTATCCGGCACGGTAACCGCTGTGGGTAACGTCGAGGTTCTTTTGCACAACACCACGGCCTCCCCCGTAGATTTGCCTTCTGGGCTACTGCGGGTGTCCTTGCGGAAATTGCGATGAGCACAATCCTGGCCGAAGTTAACGCCGGGGCCAACGAGCGTACGGACGAAATTATCCGTACGCTTGAATTGACCTGCGCCGCGTGGACTGAATCCGTTCTGATATGCACGGGGTTCGAAGACATCACAGCTGTGACTGAGGACGGTCGAACAGTTACATTCATCGGCGCTAACATTGACATTGCCTTGGCTGCTAAAAACAACAAGGGCAACCAAACGTTGGCGTTCGCCGTGGATAACACAACCGGTGAGGCGTCCCGTAAGATCGATGAAGCGATTGAAGCGAACGCCAAGGTCACCGCAATTTACCGCACCTACATGGATAAAAACCTGCTGGCCCCCGCCGAGAAGCCGTATGTGCTGACGTTGTTGTCTGGCAGCATTCAAGGGCAGCAGGCGCAGTTGCAGACAGGCTTCTTCAACATGATCGGGGTGGCGTGGCCAAGGCTTCTGTATACCGTTAACTTCGCACCGGCTCTCAGGTATATTTGAATATGGAATGGGTCAACAAATACCTGTCCTGCACTTATGAAGACGGCGCGCGCGGCCCTGACAGATACGACTGCTGGGGCATGTGCCGCCATGTTCGCCACGCTGAGCAGGGTAAGCGCCTACTGGCTGAGTACGGCTCGCTACGCAATACCGATCCGCGTGAGTTCACCCGCGCGTACGAAGAAGAATCATCGGTCATGGAACTGTGCGAGCCTGAAGACGGTGCCATTGCTGCGGTGTTGATCGGGCGTATCTGCGTGCACGTGGCCCTGGTCGTGGCGTATCCTGACGGCCTGCGGATACTGGAAATAAATCCCAAGCGCGGGCCGCGTTCGATACCGTTACACAAGTGGGCGCGTGATCATTCGACCGTCACCTATCATCGAGACAAACCATGATTGAAATCTACGCGAGCCGCCTTTCGGATGACGGGAAGGAAACGTATAAGGTGCGCAAGCGGCAGACATTGACCGATTGGATGTACCGCCACGGCATTTCCAAGCGCACCGACTTGAACAAACTGGCTATCAGCCTATATCTGAATGGCGAGCGGCTTTTACCGTTCCAGTGGCGCACAACTCAGTTCGACGCGAAAGACCATGTGGAGATTTACCGGGAACCGAAAGGTACTGACCCGTTTTCGATTACGTTTGCATTGGTGTTCGGCGCCAAGGCTGTGCTTGCCGCCCTGATGCCGAAGATCCCCGGTGTTAACACT